ACATCTGGTATTTCAACTGGTGCTCAGTTTACAATTACTCACGCTACAGATACTAATACAGACCGTGGATTAAGTTTCAAGTATAACACTGGTATTGGAACAGCGAACACAAGTGAAGGTTTCTTTGGATTGGATGATAGTTCAATCGCAGCTAGCACTGCTGGAACAGGTAATCACGGGACACATGCAGATGATAGTCGTAGATGGACTTATGTTCCAGATGCAACTATTACAGCAGCTGTTGTTACTGGTACAAAAGGTTTCTTAGATGTAAAAGGATTATATTATCAATCAGGTAATTTTAGTTCAGGTGGTGTAGTTTGGTTTGATGATAAAGGTCTACAAAGATCTACTAACGCTCCTGCTTCACCTATTGATACATCAAAACAGATATTAACAGCGGTAACAAAAGTTGTACTCACAATGCCTGGTAATGTTACACTAGCAAAAGGTGATATTATCAAACAAGCAACTACAAATGCTTTTGGTGTTGTTGAAAGTGCAGTTAACGCAGGAACTTCTGTTCCTCTAATAGGTGTAGAAGGAACATTTAATAACTCAAATACTCTCGTGAGAGAAGGGCAAAGTGGTGGTACATCAAACTTAGCAGCACCATCTAGTGTGGCTACTACATATATTAACAAACCACACTGGACTTCGACCCTTGATGGAGGTACTTTCTAGATGCAACAAAACAGTGAAGTAGATGTTAATGTATTAGTGAACTTATATCATACAAAACTTGCATCAGCATTAAACCAAAATGTTCTTTTGGAGGCAAAACTCCAAACTCTAAAAAATGATTATGAAAAAGAAAAAAGTGAACTTTTAGAGCAAATCGCAAACTTAAAGGATAGTAATGGCTAAACCACAAAGTAGAGGACAACTTATTAACTTCGGTTTGCGTAAACTGGGGTATCCAGTTTTAGAAATCAATCTTGATACAGATCAAATACATGACGCACTCGATGACACTCTTCAATTTTTTCAACAACGTCATTATGAAGGTATTGAGAGAATGTTTCTTAAATACAAAATTACTCAGGAAGATGTAGATAGAGGTTCAGCACAAAATACGGACGGTGTTGGAATTGTTACAACTACAGGTATTCAGACATCAAATGTCACTGTAACAAGTAATTTTTACGAGACTTCTAATTTCTTAGCGATGCCAGAGCATGTTATTGGAGTCAATCGTATATTTAAATTTGATACTAGTTCCATTTCTGGTGGAATGTTTAGTATAAAATATCAATTATTTTTAAATGATCTTTATTACTTTAATTCAGTTAACTTGTTGCAATATGCAATGACAAAAACATATCTTGAAGATATTGATCATTTACTCACAACAGAAAAACAAATAAGATTTAATCAGAGACAAGATAGATTATATTTGGATATTGATTGGGGAGCAGAAAATGTAGGAGATTTTATAGTTATTGATTGTTTCCGTGCGTTAGATCCAGAGGCATATAAGCAAATTTACAATGACCCATTTGTCAAGAGATATTTTGTTGCATTGATGAAAAAACAATGGGGTATGAATTTAATTAAGTTCAGAGGAACAAAATTACCAGGTGGAATTGAATTAAATGGAAGGGAAATATATGATGATGGTGAAAGGGAATTACAGGCATTAAGAGATCGGATGGCAATGGATTACGAGATGCCTCCTCTCGACTTCATAGGGTGATGAATAATGGCATTAAATCCTTATTTTTTACAAGGTTCACGAGGTGAGCAAAGATTAGTTCAAAGTCTTATTAATGAACATCTTAAGATTTATGGTCAAGAAGTAACTTATATACCTAGAAAATTTGTAAATAAATCAACTATTATAGAAGAAGTAACTGCATCCAAATTTGATGATAATTTTGCTGTTGAGATGTATGTCAATTCCTATGATGGATATTCAGGAGCTGGTGATGTATTAACAAAATTTGGAATGAGCCTAAGAGATGAAGTTGAACTTACTGTATCAAAGGAAAGGTTTGAAGAATTTATTGCTCCTTTTATGGATGCATCTGATGATATAGAATTATCATCTCGTCCAAGAGAGGGTGATTTAGTATTTTTTCCACTTGGTCAAAGACTATTTGAGATAAAATTTGTTGAGCATGAAGATCCTTTTTATCAATTAGGAAGCACATATGTTTATAAACTTAAATGTGAACTATTTGAATATGAGGATGAGGTCATTGATACTTCAATTGACATAATCGATACTCAAGTTGCAGATGAGGGATATATTGCAACACTACAACTAGTTGGTATTGGAATAACAGCACAAGCAACTCCAATTTTAGCTTCTGGATATATTCGTGAAATATTCTTAAACAATGATGGTTCTGGATTCACTGGTACCCCTACAGTTGCAATTAGCACCTCTCCTAGTGGACAACCTCTCGATAACGCAACTGCGGTTGCAATAACGACAACGAGAGCAAACGTAACATCAATAGAGAAAATATTATTAACAAATGCTGGTGCACAATATACAAGTCCTCCAATAATAACAATTTCAGGTGGTGGTGGAACAGGTGCTGCTGCAACTTGTTCAATTAACACAGCATCTAATGGTGTTGTTAGATTTGTAATGACTGCTAATGGTATTGGTTTTGGTACTGTTCCAGTAGTAACTATAGCTGCTCCTGCTGCTGGTGTGGCTAGTGATCGTGCAGTTGGTATTGCCTCAATTGGTGATGCTGGTAATGGATTTAATCGTGTTAATTCAATATTTGTACAAAATGCTGGTATTGGATATACCTCTGCTCTACCTACAGTAACTATAGCAGATCCAGAAACAATTAGTGGAGTCGGAACATATCAATTTAATGAAATTGTACAAGGAATGCGTTCAGGAACTCAAGCAAGAGTCAAAAATTGGGATTCTGATACTGGAATTTTATCAATTGGTAATATTGGTATTGGTGAAACTACACTTAGCTTCTTCGCTGGAGAGGATATTAGAGGACTTACATCAGGTGCATTGTTTAGTGTTGCAATATACAATGAGGATGACACTACCGATAAATATAATGAAGGTGACATATTTGAGACAGAAGCAGATGCTATTGTTGATTTCACGGAATCTAATCCATTTGGTACATTTTAATGTTAGGAAATTACTTTTATCACGAAATAATTAGAAAGACAGTTATCGCATTTGGTACATTGTTTAATGATATTCATGTGAGACATCAAGATCAAGCAGGTAATGATATATCTGATATTAAAGTTCCAGTTGCATATGGTCCTAGACAAAAGTTTTTAGCAAGAATACAGCAACAACCAGAATTAAATAAAGCAACTCAAATTACATTACCTAGAATGTCTTTTGAGATAACAAATATCTCTTACGATGCAACTCGTAAAGCAGGAATAACACAAACATTTAAGGCAGCAGATACTGAAGATGGTGGAAAAATGAAAAAAGTTTTCATGCCTGTACCATACAATTTGGGGTTTGAGTTAAATATACTTGTTAAATTACAAGATGATGGATTACAAATCTTAGAGCAGATATTACCATTCTTTCAACCAGGTTTTACTCTTTCGATTGATTTAGTCAAATCTATAGGTGAAAAAAGAGATGTACCGATGATATTAAATAATATATCTCAACAAGATGATTATGAAGGTGATTTTTCAACAAGAAGAGCATTAATATACACATTATCATTTACAGCGAAAACCTTTATGTTTGGTCATATTGCAAAAACTCCAGAGGGACTTATTCGCAAGGTTCAATTGGATTACTATACAGATACAAATACTCAGACAGCAAAACGAGTACAGAGATATACTGTTGTTCCTAAAGCGAAGAAGGACTACAACGAAGATAATGTTATAGATACACAAGATGATGTATTGATTGAACCAGGTGATGATTTTGGATTTACTGAAACAAGCACATTCTTCGGTGACGCAAAAGATTTTGCTCCAAATAGAGGTATAGATATCTAATCATGAAAAACTCATATGACTCACTAAATGATACCTTCAACACTGATTCTGTTGAGTCAACTGAAATTGTCAAAGAGCAGAAAAGAAAAGAACAAATTCAGAAACTTACAGATGATGTAAGTAAGGATTATGATTATACGAGAGGTAATTTATATTCACTAATCGAAAAAGGTCAAGAAGCAATAAATGGTATTATGGAAGTTGCTGGTGAAACAGCAAGTCCAAGAGCATATGAAGTTGCTGGACAACTTATAAAATCAGTTGCAGACACAACAGATAAATTAGCAGATTTACATAAGAAAGTAAAAGAGATAGAAGAGGATAATCCAAAAACACAAAATACAGTCACAAATAATGCATTGTTTGTTGGTTCAACAAGTGAATTATCAAAAATGTTAAAAGATGGAATACTAAATAGTAATAACTCTGAAAAATCATAATGGACAAAAAGTCCTGCAAAAAAGGATTTTACTACTGCAATACAGACCAAAAGTGCAAACCTATTCCTGAAGGATTTACGGTTCGTGACGATGGTTTTCTTGTGAAAGAGGGGTGGTCTGACAAATATAAAAAGTCAATTGACTGCGATAATCCAAAAGGGTTTAGTCAAAAGGCACATTGTCAGGGTAAGAGGAAAAAAATGAATGAGGAACTTGATAAAAAAGATAAACCATTTATCAAAAAATTAATTAAGAAACTCAGAAAAGGTTCTAAAACACATGCAAAACAAGCAGATGATTTAGAAAAATCAATGAATGAGGAATCAAATCCTCGTATTCCTCGCAAAAAAGGTCAACCAGCTAAGTCTAAAAAACATAGCGATTTATATACAGATGAAGATCCTAAAGGAACTATTCATGGACTTGGTTTTAAGGATGTCGCTACAGCGAAAGCTAGCGTGGCAAAAATTAGGAAATCAAGTCGATCACATGCTCATAAAATTCAAGCAGCAATTGCTATGGAGCAAAGAGCAAG